CTCTATGAGCATCTGTGAGGTATAAAATTGCGGAAATATAGGAACCATATAAAGGTTCTGCATAAACTATTTTTTTAATAACGAAATCATTAGAGTCAAAAAAAACAAGGGTCTTTTCTTCACTGAGCCGTATACTGCCCGTTAATTTTTTTAGGTGGATAGGAGATAAATATATAACTCCCTGTAAGTCCTCCGTAAGACCGTACTTAAAGCGTTCTCTTTCCCCAATTTGGCGTTTATACAAACAAGGTAAAACGTAATCTTTAAACCCACGCTCAGAGCTACCTACAAACGAAGCATAATCTGCTTCATCATAAACCTCAGTAATCCTAAGAGTGCATTTAGCGGGAGAATGAGTTAGCTCCTTGTAAAATGTCCCTTGTGTATGGAGAAACTGTGTACGGGTAATTGTCGAAGTAAGCATAAAAATTTGTTTCTTTATAAAGTCTAACTTGTGACTGCATAACATTACTAGACCTCAAAGAGTAATCGCCAAAAAGGTCTTCAATTTTTTTCCTGAGCCATAACTGTAACTTATAGAAGAACGACTGAGCATCTCCCAATACGTTATCAGAGCCAACTCTCCAAGGGGCTTCCCCTTCGTTGTATTGGTTAGTGTTATCTTGTTCTAGGCTAAACACGTCACCTATTTGTACAGTCATTCTAGTACCGCCGTTACCGTAGGCCATAGTGGTAGATTCTCCTGTTCCTGTTTGAACACTTTGTTGCAAATACATTGCAGACATTTCATAAACTCTACGTTTATCTGTCAACCACCAAGCGCACCATAACGACATGTGATGCGGTTGAGGGCATTTTAAAGCCGCAACATCCGTAGATAAATTCATCGTGTCTATTTCATCACAAGGTTTGTCTAAGTAGTACACAAAATACTCTTTAATAGTATTCTTAATTTCATCATCCGTAAAAAAATACTTCTTAGACAAAGAAACCTCGTCATTAAGAGATTTTGCGGAAAACGGACTTAAGAACTGACATAAACTACCGTCACTAAAATACGCGTTATACGTAACAGCGTAACCTTGATTTGATGCAATTAACGCATCGACTAAATCCTTTAATTTTGGGTACACAGAAAATAAAAACTCTTCAACCAAAACGTTACTAGAGTTATGCACCCGAAGATTTGTAGAAGTAAGCGTGGCGGTATAGTTACTTCCAACCTTAGAAAAAGAAAAAACAGGGGTAGAGAACCTATCAAACATAAGTTCTCTAACACCCTGAATTAATTGCTCTAGCGTAACGGCCATGGATTATCCGATAACGTAAACAATGCCTGCTTTTGAAAGCACAGCAACTACACTTACAGGAAATTCATATACCCCCTCTTTTGCTACACGAACCTCAGTGGATCCAATGCGGCATTTGTGGTCTTTTTGCGCTTTTACTTTTAGCGTTTTCTCAGAAGGTTCTTGCACCACTGCGGCAACAACTACGGGTGTAGCCTCAACAACTAAAGAAGATTCTTCTGCGCCTTTTTCTGCGGCTTCCTCAGCCTTAGCAGAGGTTTTTTTGGTTTCAGCCATGTGTCTTTGATGTTAAACGATTAAAAAATTAAAAAATTAGTTCTTTGCGGTAAGAACGCGGAAGATATTATCTTCTTCTAACAAACCAGAACCCCAAATACCGTACCAACCTAAAGTATGCTTACGGCCTAACTCGATAACACCGTCATCGCGCAATTCAGGCTCTAAAGCAATACCCCAAGCATAAGCGTTGTCTCCGAAGAAAACTGCTTCATGACCTGCAGGTGCTCCTGTAGTACCATACTTAGCGTCAACTTGACCGCTAGTTAACTGAGGCATGTGCGAAGTCTCAATAAAGATACAACCTTCGTACATTCCAACTTCTCCTTTGTACAATTGACCACGGCCATTATACTTGTTGGTTTCAATCCAACGATTGTCTTCACGCAATTGGCGCAATTGGTGAGGATGTGCAATACATACGTAGTACTCTCCCTCTAATTTAGGCGCATTGTTAGAAGCCAACTGCTCTACTACATTTAATACGGTTGTAGAGTCTAAACCGTCACCAGCAACTAGGTTAGCTGCTGCTGCTTTTCCGCCACCAAACAAAATGTTGGTTGTACTTAAAGCGGTATCACGCAATTGCACGTCTACAGTTTGCGCAAGGTTTGCACCTAACAAACGAGAAGCATTTTGCATAACATCCGTCAAAGCAACTTTAACCAACATCTCAGTTACGGTAACCGCACTGATTTGTTCTTTAACAGAAATGGAAACTTCACTTGCAGATAAAGCCTGTGTCGTTAATACATCCGACTCTTCATAGGTTCTACCTAAGTCCAAGTTGTTGTACTTAATAAACACGATAGACTTTCCACTTAAAGCGGTAAGGTCTCGCTTAATTTTTGCAAATTGTGCAAATTTTAAAAGAGGTTGAGCTTGAAACAAAATCTCTTTTGAATAGAGGTCTCTAACCTCTGGGGCTAATGGAGAATATCCACCGCCAGTAAACGCTGATGTAGTACTCATTTTATTTTTATGGTTTTAAAGGTGATTGTTTGATATATACATACCTTTTCCCAACTTTTACGGCTTCGAAAAAAAGCTATTATTCTCAGTCATTCCCGCTTCCCTCATCATTTGGTCGCGATGTTTAGCGTATTCAGTCATATCCATCGTTTTTACTTTTTCAAGCAAGTTCAACTTATCCTTACCGTCTAAGGCAACTAAAGGAGTTCTTGAAGGGGGTTCTACATTTGTGGGTGTAGTAGCGCCCTCTGGTGGTAAAGGTGGATTGTTTTGTGCCGCAGGTGCATATTTTGCAAAAGCATCCGCAGCTTTTTGAATACTCTCTTCTACTTCGGCTTTCGTGGAACCTGTAACAAGTTCGTCAATTAACTTACCTTTCATCTCGGAAAGTCTTTTGGTCTTGTACTCCTCAACAGTTTCTTTTTGCATAGCACTGTACTGCTCCTCTAACTTAGAGATGCCTAGGTGGATTTTTTCATCAATGCTTTTTGAAAGGGCAGGTAAGGCAGTTTCTGTAAAAGCCTTAGCCATTGTAGCATGTAAAAAATCCGGCGAAAAGAATTTTTCTGTGAGATTGTTTAAGTGATCCAATTGAGCCTGAATTTTTTCTTTTGTTAAACCGTCTGTCGTATCCCATTTTGGTGTCGGTTGTTGTTGCGATTGTTGATGCGATGCAGGATTTTGTGGCCCTTGTCCTGTGGAAACTAATGATTTTAACGTGCCTAATTCCGTGTTAAGGGTAGAAAGCTGGGTTTGAAGGTTTTTAATGGCCAAATCTTTTTGGTCGATTTGGTTGTAAAGTTTTCTTTCTGCATTTTTCCTAATGTTTTCAATGACTCCATTAAGTTCAGGGATTTCATTTGCAGGTACCTGAGTTCCATTAACAGTTAAAGTTTCCGGAAGCGAGTTGTCTCCAATAGTTTTGGCTGCTAAAAGCGCCGCAACAGATACGATTTGTTTTTTCATATTATATTTCTAAAATTTAATTTGGAACAAAAGCACAACCTCTATACTTCTACAGAGGTTGCACTCTAAAAGTTTTAAACTCCGTTACCATTACCTCCAGGTTGCATAATGGCGGCCATCAACTTTGAATTGGCTCGGTCACTAACTTTACCTGTTTTTCTGTCTTCCTTAGAAGCCATAGCATTTGGGATTCCTGGCGTAACAAATTTATCGCTCACCGGCGATTGTTCTGTTTTGCCTTTTTCATGTAACATTTCTGGGTTTTCCATGTTTGTTCGTATTAAGGGTTTTACTTATTGAATTACAAAGTTATTTAAAAAAGTTTTTAATCCGCAAAAAATTATTCTTCATTTGGTGGAGCATTAAAATTGTTTTCCCCTTGATTCATTATGCCATTTAAGTCTAACTCTTTTAGTCTTAGTAAATCTTCATCTATTTCATCTAGTGCAGAAGGAACATCTTTAACCCCAAGCCTGTTCATAATCGCGCTTCTTGAGGAAATCTTAAGTTGGCTTTCTATCTGAGCCTGTTGTAAATCACTCAGCCTATCGTACGGTAAGCCGTAAGTCCACACAGGCGAAATTACAAAAGTATCAATTTCTTTTTCAGACACAGAAGTATTGCCTCCCATTCTACGTTCTTGGTCTAAAATCATAGTGTTAATTTCAGAAATACCGTCCCCATACATCAATGCTTTATTGCCTGCTTGTTGAATTAACGGTTGATAGGTAATTTGCAATGCCGCAGCACTAGTATTACTAATCGCTTGAATTTTGCCTAAAGCGTTTTCCGGCACATCACCAATTTCATGCATACCCGTTTTAAGAATCTCTTTCATGTATTGGATAAATCCTGATAAATCTTCCCCAAGGCTTAAGTTAAACACATTAGCTTCGGGAGGCAATCCTGACCAAATATTTCCTAACTGCTTAACTAAACCTCTAGCATTAGCCCCAGTAATAACTGTAGTGGGTGTACCATAGTAATCAATAATGTTATTCATCTCCTGCGCTTTTTCATTGTAGAGTTTATTTATTTTTAAAATATCTCTAGCATCAGAATAGCCAAAATAACCTTTACTATTTAAGGAATTTTGTATGTGTACAAGTGGAATGTAACCGTAGGTGTTTGTCTCTTCTGAGGGTTCAAATTTTTCAGTGGTTTCATTGTTCGTAGTATCTTTTTGATACCACGTTTTAATAACATCTTTGGTAAAAGACTTAACGAAAACTTTATACTTTTTATCATTTTCCAATAAAGGCATGCGTACTGTAAATGATTCCATATTAGTAATATCACCATGCTTAAACACAGGAAAGCATTGTCTAGAATCCAAAATGTTTAAGATAGAATATTTTTTTGTTTTATCATACTCAACTAAACACCACACATCGCCTGTAACACTTCCGCACTGGAGCAAGCCTTTTACAACTTGCATTTTTTTATTCTTATTCCAAACTCTTTCAATAATACCTTCTAGTTTAGATTCTACTTCGGGAGAAACAGTAGTATTATCATAAGCGGTAACCTTAAATGTAATCGGTTTATCTCCGACTAAGAAAGTATTAATTTTGTTTATAAAGGCTGCAATGTAATTAAACGACAAAAGCGTATCGTTAAAAGCTCTCCAATGTTCGCCTTCATAAAACCTCCAATACATCTCGTATCGGGCAACTCTTTCAATATCCACAGAAGGTCCTGCAATAATCTGAGATTGCACATACTGTCTAAGGGATTCTGTACCCTTATCTAATTTGTATTCTAACCCCTCTCGTTGAGGGTACCCTAAAAATCCTGACGGCATAGTTTAATATTTATTTCAAAGATAATAATTACCAACGGTTTTGTTCTATAAGGTTTCTTCCCTTAAGGGTTTGTCCAAAAAGTTCATTGCTAGAAGATTCTTCCATATCTTTTTCAACTCTAACATTTCCAGCCCATGCAAATAAAGCTAAACTATCCGGATAATCGTCTGCATCATCGGCAGAATCCCCTTTTTGAGCAACTAAATAACTTCCATCCCACCACTTTAAAAGCCCCTTTAATTCTCTTTCACATTTAATATACTCCTGCGTGTGCTGAGTTTGTTTATTTGCAGGTATAACTATTCTAGAATGTCTAATATCTCCTTGTAAATTTTGCCATAAATCAGACTTGGACTGTTTGCTAAACGTGTAAGGAATAATCTGAACATATTCTCCCAACTCTGATATTAAACGGTCACCAACGGCTTTACCCACACCTGTGTAGTCTAAGGCCAAAACATCTAAGTCATAATCTAAAACTGCATTGACAATTAGGTAATGCAAAGAATCATAGTCTTCTCCTAACCACTCAAACCATCTATAGACTTCTTTGGTATATGCATCATCCATTTCATCACGCAGCCAACTTTTACCTACTGTAAGTACAGTAGGGTTTTGCATCTTTCCAATGTCTAAACCTCCAACATTCCAAGAGTCTTTATCTGCTTCGAATTTAAAACCTTTCTTTTTGTTTATAATTCTATCCCAATCTGCATCGGTAATAAACATACCTGAATCTAATGCCCACTGTAACGCAAAACCTAATCTAAACGCGTCACTATCTTCGCCCCAGCGTTCTCTTTTTCGCAGAACGTCTTTTTCATAGTTTAAGTGAAAAATCTTACCGTCAACGTCAAACTGTTTACGCTTAAACTTTATAACCTCTTTGTAATTATACTCATGATGATCCGCAAATTTTGGGTCACTAGCTTTTCTACTATTCCGTTTGTTTGTTTGAATATCATACCAAAAGTGGTTTTTTCTAGTACCAGTAGTGCCTACTTTACAAATTAACCCATTTGTAGCTGACACCATAGGCTCTATTGATTTTTGCGCTAAAAAATCGTCAATATCTTGGGCTTCTTCCATAATAACCCAATGATATGTCTTAGATTCAATCTTAGAAGTTTTTGCAGCAACTTGGCCTTTTAAATAACTACCGTTATCTAGAATAAGTCTACTTTCAGAATTTAATTCCGTATCAATGTCAGGGTCTTCTAACACCAATTGAGCATTATCTGACTTTAACCTAGATAAACACCTGCTATATGTAGTTACAACTTGGTCTGATTGTGGCGCGAATAACCCTATATGTATACCGTCTTTATATTGGTCTAACTCAGGGAATAATTTGGCAAATATCGGAGCCATAACACACATGGTATCCACAGTGAATGCCATAACCTCAGTTTTACCGCTTTGGCGCGAAAACAAAAAGGTAAGAATACCTCCTTCTAAGGTTAACAACGCTTTTATTATTCTAAACGCAGACCTATGTTGGTATTCATAAATAGGAATATCCGTCAAAACTTTACCAAAAACAATTGTCTGTTCCGCAATATAGTCGGGGTCAAAAGAAAATTTTATAACATCATTAGCAAACTTATCCGTCATACGATTAAGTTCATCTTTGCTAATCCTAGCGTTTCGCATAGTTTCCTGTGCAGCAATATGCGCAGGGTCGCTAGACAACATCCTACTTTTTCTGCTTTTGCTCATGGTGCAGAAACTATCGTGTACAAAATAATTCCCTCAATGATAGCAAAACATCCAACAGCAAGTAGCAATGAAGTTCTACGAGATAGCTTTTTTTCAAGCTTGGTTTTGTCTCCCATAAGCGTAGCATTAGCCTTAGTTAGGGAAGCATTTTGTCTCCCTTGCATATCCACAATAAGTTTTAAACTATTTGTTTGCATCTGTAAAGTATCTTTTTGAAATTTTAAATCTCTGCACTGACT